TGCACAGTAGCTGAACTCAAGAGCGTTCTCGGCGTTGGCTCGCTGTACCCAGATGCAACAATTCAGGAAGTCTGCGATGCATCAGATGCAGTGCTACTTCCAATGCTTTGGGCAGATACTCATTTCAACACAGAACACAGCAACACCACCACAGTAGGCACTCTTTATTTTGACACACTTGTAAAAAATACATTTTATGTAGGCCAAACGGTTGTTGTAACTAACAACAAAGCCCACCTCAATGGATCAAAGACAATCACAGTCGTTGACGATTATTCAATTTCTTACAACATTACTGGCACACCAGCAGCTGAGCCACGCCATGCGGTCAGGCCTTATGGCACAGTAACAATTAGTCCATCAACAGATTGGACAGCCGACATGGCTATCCAGAATGCGGCTCTCATGATAGCTGTCGAGATCTGGCAAGCGAGAACCAGCACTTTAACTGGTTCGAACTCCGTAGATTTCCAGCCCTCACCTTACCGAATGAGCGCACAGCTTCTCGCTAAGGTCAGAGGATTGATCGCACACGCGCTAGACCCACGCTCAATGGTGGGCTAATGCCATCATCAGTAACAACACTTCGAACTACGCTAGCAACCGCGTTAGTTGATAACTCACTTTGGCAGACTTTTGCATTCCCACCTTCAGTGGTTCTTGCCAATTCAGTTATCGTAAGTCCAGACGATCCTTACCTTACGCCAACAAATAACTCGCGTAATACAGTCAGTCCCCTGGCTAACTTTAAGATTATTATTACAGTGCCTTTATTTGATAACGAAGGCAATCTAAACGGCATTGAAACTAACTTAGTTAGAGTGTTTAATTTACTCGCTGCTAGTTCCTTGTCCTATAATGTAGGCAGTGTATCTGCCCCTAGTATTCTCAACGCTGCATCGGGTGACCTTCTCAGCTGCGAGATGTCCGTATCAATTTTAACGAGATGGGAATAACCATGACCGAGTTAGAACAATGGGAAAAAGAGAATGAAGCGTTCCTGATCAAAATCGGTCAGGTTAAGCCAGCGGCTGCAAAGCCAATAACTAAGAAAGACGAGGAATAAACCAATGTCAGTTTATCTATCAAATGGCGTGAGTGTAACTGTTAATTCGGTTGACCTATCATCGCTAGTTAGCGCAGTAACAATTAACCGCGTATTTGACGAGCTAGAAATCACAGCCATGGGCGATTCTGGGCATCGTTTTACTAAGGGTTTGGAATCTTCAAGCGTGACAATCGACTTCTTTAACGATGAAGCAACATCGAAGACTTTACAGACACTCAATGCAGTTTACGGAACATCAACAACAGTCGTAATTAAGCAGACAAGCGGAGCAGTAGCACCAACAAATCCTTCTTACACAATGTCATGCTTAGTCAATAACCTTACCCCTATTAACGGCACAGTTGGAGATATTTCAACTCAGTCAGTAACATGGACTGTAAACGGCACAATAGCAGTAGCAACCGCATAACAAACAGAAAAGGGCTAACAAATGGCAAAGCTAAAGATCACAAGGGCAGATGGCTCTGTATCTGATCACCAGATAACTCCATCGATCGAGTTCGCATTCGAGTCATACGCCAAGAAAGGCTTTCATAAAGCCTTCCGTGACGATGAAAAACAGAGCGATGTTTACTGGCTTGCTTGGGAGTGCATTCGCCGTAGTGGCGAAACTGTCAAGCCATTCGGCGCAGATTTTCTAGACACACTTTCAAAGGTGGAAGTTCTAGATGATGACCCGGAATTATAGGGCGTGACTCATTTACTTACTTGGTCGCAAGATTAAGTTTAGAAACGAGTATCGCGCCTAACGACTTACTCGAACTTGATTCGAGAATGTTCAAGGCTCTATTAGAAGCTATGAAAGATCGAAACAAGGAGATTAAAGATGCCAGTCGCAGTAAAGGGCGCAGTCGCACTTCGTAAGTCTTTGCGTTCTTTTACACCTGATCTAGCTAAGCAATTACCTAAAGAGATGGCGATAGCCCTGAAGCCCGTTGTGAAGGCGGCTCGGGGCTATATGCCTTCTGATAATCAAATACTTAGCAACTGGCGACCACGCGCTTCTGATACAGCAAGATTTCCAACATACACAGCAAAGATTGCTAAAGCTGGTATTGGTTACAAAACAACACCATCAAAGCCTAATCGCCGTGGCTTTAGATCGTTAGCGCGTTTACTAAATAAAACTGCAGCTGGTGCGATCTATGAAACTGCTGGGCGCAAGACTCCAGATTCGACATTCGTTAAGAATCTCAACAATAAGTATTCTTCGGTCGTCAAAGGTAAAGATAAGATGCAAGGCCGAGCCCTATTTCGTGCTTATGAAGAAGATGAAGGCAAAGCACAAGATGGCGTGTTACGCGCTATCGGTAAAGCCAAAGATATGCTTAACAAGAGAGCTACGGTGCGCGGCTAATGGCTAATATCGTAATTGATGTCGCAGCAGAATTTACTGGCAAAAAGGCTTTTGACCAAGCACAGAAATCTACATTTAATCTAGAGAAAAGTGCTAAAAAACTTGCTGGTGCATTTGGTATTGCCTTTGGTACTACCGCAATAGTTAATTTTAGCAAGGCAGCAGTCAAGGCTTTTGCTGAAGATGAAGCAGCTGCAATTCGCCTTAACAGAGCAGTTGAAAACTTAGGCATTGGCTTTGCTAATCCTGCTATTTCTAAATATATTTCCGAACTTGAGCGATCAGCCGCAATAGCCGATGACATTCTTCGTCCGGCATTTCAGGGTTTGCTTACAACCACTGGCTCATTAACCAAGTCACAAGAATTACTAAACAACGCCATTACTATCAGCCGAGCTTCTGGCATCGATCTAGCCACAGTATCTCAAGATCTTGCCAATGGTTATGTTGGCATTACTAGAGGTTTGAAGAAATACAACACTGGCCTTACAACTGCTGAGTTAAGTTCGAAGTCATTTGCTGAAGTTCTAGGAGTATTGCTGACTCGCTCAGCTGGTGCTGCCGATGATTATTTGGAAACCACTCAATATCGTATGGATTCTTTAACAATAGCAACAGGCAACGCTTCAGAAATTCTTGGTGGCGGTCTAGTCAATGCTTTTGCTGCCATTGGTGGCGGCACAGAGGCCAGCGATGCAGCCGCAGCTATCGAATCTATTGCTACTGCTATGGCCAACGTTGTTACTTTTGCTGGTAAAACTATAGGTGTGATACCTACTTTGCTTGCAAACTTAAAAAAGTTAGGCAAAGATATATTCTTAGGTTTTGCTGGCGCACAAGCTGGCGTAAAACTGACCCCAGGGCCTAAACCACCATTACCACCAAAACCAGATCCAAGCGTAATAGCACAACAAAAATTGTTGGCCAAACTTGAAGCCGATGCCGCGAAACGAGCAAAAGCTTTGTTAGCTTTACAAAAGAAACAGACTGATGCAACAAAAAAGGCTGCTGCTGACCAAGCCAAACTTGCTAAATCTCAATCTATTTTTAATTTAGAAAAGATCCAAATTGAAGCCGCGTTAAAGGGCAAAATTAGCGAAGAAGAAAAGATTCGCCTTCTTCTCATGCGAGCTATCTTAGAAGAAGATGTTGCAACTGCTGAAACATTAGAAAAGAAACTTGCAGACATTCAAAAGAAGAATGCCCAAATTGCTGCTGATCTTGCAATCATCGCTGCCACAAAAGATCCTTTTGCTACTTGGGCAGGTAGTTTATCTCAAGCTTTAGTTGAACTGGGTAAGTATGGCAAAGGCTTAGCTGATGTTCCTGGTTTAGTTCCAGGAGTTAATTTTAATCCTAGTCAAAATGCAGATCGTAACTATGACACTAAAGTAGCAGCAGTAACAGCCGCGACAGTCGCAGCAGCGGCGGCTGCAGCAGCTGCAGCCACACCGACAAACAATTTACCTGCACCAACAGCAGCAGCACCTACGCCAGTCAACACCAACCCTTTTGCTTTCCTAGGTGGCTTTACTGATCTCTATGGCTTTTTTCCAACTTCCATGTCAACACCAGCACCACCAGTCACAGTCACTGTTAATGTTGAAGGATCTGTAATAGCGGAACAAGATCTTGTTAAGGTTGTAAACGATGCAGTAGTTACTGCTAACACTCAAGGTTTAAGCGTTACTCGCCCCGGTGGTATCAGGAGTGATGAAGGGTGACAATCCCAGTAATTAACGCCATTATCAACTTTTCAACAGGTGCTGGCTTTGCCTCGCCTATGATTCTTGATTCAGGCGTTCTAGGAGTTAATGCTTTAGCTGATAGCACAGCGGTCACAGTCGATGTATCTAACCAGGTAGATTCAATCAGAACCACACGCGGTCGCACGGCTCTTTCAGATATATTCCAGACTGGCACAATGAGCCTTCGCATCATTGATCAGAACGGCGACTTTAACCCGATGAACCCCAGCTCGCCCTACTATCAACTTTTGAATCCAATGCGTAAGGTGACTATCACTGCAACTTGGAATGGTACTACTTACCCAATTTTTGCTGGCTACATAACTTCTTACAATACGACTACCCCTCGCGACGTAGGTGAAATTGTTTACACTACAATCCAAGCCGTTGACGGCTTTAGATTATTTCAAAATGCCCAGATTACTAGCGTGGCTTCTGCCACAGCAGGTCAAACTACTGGCACTCGTATTACAAAAATCCTTGATCAAATTGGCTGGCCTACTGGTATGCGTGACATCGATACCGGACAAACTACCGTCCAGGCAGATCCAGGCACTCTTAGAACTTCCCTTGGCGCAATGCAGCTAGTAACTAGCACTGAATATGGGTCACTGTATATGGACGCTTTTGGCAATCTAGTATTCCAAGACCGTGCCCTTACTTCATCAAGCGTTGCTGGCACTCCAGTAGAGTTTAAGGACGATGGCACTGGGATCGCATATAATAACGCCTTATGGAAATTAGACGATACTCTTATCTTTAATAAGGCCACAATTACCAGAACTAATGGCACACCGCAGGTTGCCTTTAATCAAGCTTCGATCGATAAGTATTTCTTGCATTCATATCAAGAGCAGAATCTGCTTATGGAAACAGATGCGGAAGCC